TTATTAAATAAAGAATCATCTTCATCAAATCCTAAATAAAATGTATAATTATAACAATCGTTTTTAGTTAATAAGAAAGTTGCTAGTGTTAAATTAATAAAATAGGAATAATATAAATTTTTCCATTGTCGCCCTTGTGATGTAATCGGAATAAGTAAAGCTATATTCATTATTACTTATCATGAATATTCTTTTATATTATTTTCATAAATAAAGTTATAATAACTTGTTTAAATTTACTCTAATTTCTATATTTATAATATATAAATGTTGATTTTAATTTACTCTAGTAAGAAAATCATGTTTACTAACTAAATCAATCGCAAACACTCCAGCATTATTTTTAGACGCTTCCTCAATAGTAATATTATCAGGATATGTATCATTATAATTCGTATCCATAACAGAAATAAATGTACCAGGAATTGTTTTATTATATTTATATAAAATATATTGACTAAAAAAATTTCTTACATCTTTGATTAGTGTGTTTGGCATAAAAGACAAATTTTGCAAATTATTGTCGTCTACGATTTTCATGTTAAATGTAAACTCTATAGCATTATCATTACAATTTGATAAAAAATATCTACTATTTGAATGAATATAGGGTAGCAACACTCCATTTGCCGAATACACTCTTTCAGCCATTTTATTAAAAAAATTTACTGTTTAAATATTATAATTGTTGTTTTTATTCACTTTTTTTCACATTCCCCCATTTTCTAACATAATATTCCATAAATATGGATAAACATCCTGATATCTTTTTAATAGGTAGTAATTTTGTATTCTTTGAATCCCATTTTTTCAATACTTCCATATTACTGTGATATTCTCTTTGAAATTTATTTTTATTTGCATAACCAGTATATAATGGTTTTTGAGTCTTTTGATAAAAGCGAAAGAATTCCCCATATAGTAAACAAAACTCTTCAAATTCTAATCCATATTCAGCTCTTCGTTTAAACTCCATGTTTTGCTTTTCAAATTCTTGTTCAACAGCTTTTTTATCTTCTTCAATCCTTCTCTGTTTCTCAACCCTTTGTTCATCTGCGTATTGCCGTTCTTTAACTTTTTGAGGTGTCTGTTCATCAAGATAATCTGAACACAATCTTCTTATTTCATTCCAACTAGGACCTATATGTTTAATATCTTTATATTTTTCTACAAATTTAGTTGTTATTGATCTCATTTGCATATTTGGAGTAAAAACATCTGTAACTTGGTTTATTAATGTAAATGGACACTTCAAACTTTCTTCAGGATGTTGTTCTTTTTGTCTTTCAAATTCAGAATTTATTATATTTCTTTCATATGTTTTTCCAGAAGTAAGAACAACTGGATCTACCATAAAAGCATATGATATTGGACATAACAACTCGTCAACAAGAGCATCTGCTATTTCTGCTTCTTCCGGATTTTCATTTTGTTCTAGTTGATCAAGAATATTCTTCTCATTCTCTAATAATTCAACAAGCGACTTTACAATTTGTCTTTGTTCAGAAAGAGTCTTTTTCTGATCACGACCACTTAAAATTGATGAATGCCATTGACACTTACTTGGTCCGATAGTAGACATAGTTATTTATTATAAATAATTAATTATTTATAATTGTGTATACTATTTTTGTAACAATTTTATTCTTAGCCTTTAATCAAGAATATGTGCTTCTTTATTATAGTAATCTTTTTTAAAATACTCTGTCAATTTTTCTTTAATTTCTTCATTCTGGTTAATAATTTTTGAAAGCATATTCATAATCTTATTATCCGATTCATCATTCTTATTACTTTTAGATTTCATATACATTGCAGATACTTGGGTATCATACGCAATTGAATACATTTTATTAGTATTCTATAATTCTTAAATAAGATTTTATCTCTAGTTTAAACACAAAACAATCCAACTCTAAATTATATCTTGGTATATTTTTTAACCAATTTGGTTAAATACTTGCAAATGACAATCCAAATATGCATATAACGAATATATAAATATTAATTTATATATTATAAATAAATGGATATCAAGATATGCGAAAAACTTGTAAATACTTACAATTCTAGCATTCTTAATAATGCAGATGAGTCATTAAAACAAGCTTTTTATAATCAAGCAACTAACTGTGCTGAAGAGTATGACTGTGTTAAAGGCCGAAAAGTTTTACTTTCTCTTATTAAAAATCATTTTGATAAAACTAATAAACCATTTCCTGATTTTATCGGCGGACCATCATCTCTTACTTTTCATTGGAGTGACAAATATCAAAGACAAATATATATCTTTGGAGAACATCATTCTAGTGATATTGATTGTCAAAAGGATGAAGATAGTGAAAGTATAATTCCAGTAGAAATCTTTTTAGATGATTTGTTTAAGAATACTAATGCTTTTATTGATATTTTCTTTGAATTTCCTAGCTATTATAAACACGACCTATATGGCGACGAATCATCTTATTTGACTAATGATTTTCGTTTATCTGAGTTGTTTAAAAAATTCAATAATTGCGTACATTATAAGACTCGTGGTCATAATGATTGTAGGTTAGCGCGTTCTCATTATTTTGATATTAGAATTCAAAGTGAAAAAGTTATAAATTACAATGATATACTTTGGTATGAAAGAATAGTAGAAGATATATTGATTGCTCACGATTCAGAAGAAGAGCAACGAAAAAAATACTTATTAGTTTTTAAACTTATCGAACTTGTGCCAAAATTCAAGACAATATTAGACAACTTACACGACGAAGGATTTTGGAGGAGACAGATACGAGAAAACAGATTAATTAACAAAGAATTAGATAAAATTCAGTATCCTGAAATTAAAGAAAAAATATTGGAATTTGTGGAAAAAAAAGTTGTTAAAGAAGTTAAAAAAGATATGATATATTTTCAAACATATGTTCCTGATATTCTAAATGATTCATCAAGTTCATATGAAGTGCTTACTGCTTACAGACAAATTAATTTATGTATTTTGGTTCCATGTGCTCGTATTTCTGACGCATATACTCTTGCTCGTATGTTTAAAAAATTTAATATGAAAGAATTACAAGAAAAAGGATATGAAGGTGCTACAGATCAACCTGATGAAGCACATAATATAATTGTATACGCTGGCGATGCACATTCTCAAATGTACAGAAAATTCTTGGAAAAAAAACTTGGGTTTGAAAAGATTAATCAGATTGGGGACTTGAAAAAGAATAAATACTTTCCAGTATCATCTCAGTATAAAAATTGTATAGATATGAGAAAATTTACACCTACCACTATATTTTCTGACTGGCCTCCAAAGTTTTCTATAACAGCACTCATAGAAAAACTGATTTACGAAACTGAAACATGGACTAGTACTGAAAAAGCTGTTATCAATAGGATAATTGAAAACAATATAGGATTCAAAAAAGCTTATAGATTAAAACCAGACTATTCAAATCCTGTACATAGAGGTATGTTAATCTCTTTACTTTTGTTATGTAAAAATAATCTTCTTTCTCCTTTTTTTCCATTAAAGAAAAGACCTCGCAAAGAACGTAGAGCCGTTGAAAGAATTACAAAGAACCTAAAAAACTATTTTATACAGGAATTTAAAAATACAATGTGAATAGTATAATATTTTTTGAGAAATTTGTTATAATATCTCAAAAGTGTATAATAATACTTTGTGAGTATTATTACATAAATATATATCAAGTTGTTTAATTTTAGTTCACTTTTTTGTCTTTGTTGCCCTGCGTTTTTTTACAACTGCTTCTTCTTGTTCAATTTCTTGAAGCCACCTCTTGTACGCATTTTCAAATTGTTCAAGTTCTTCAAGCCATATATCTTTTTCACTCTTAGATTTTAACTTGTCCAATTTTTCTTTCAAAGACATAATATCATTATTAAGTTGTTTAATCTTATCAGCGGTAAAGGTTCTAACTTGCATTCGAAGAAGATAATCATAACCTCCTTCACCTTCAGTCTTTTTTGGATCCTCATCATAACCTCTTTCTTTTAATACTTCAATAATATCACTTTCTTTTTCGTTCATTATAGATATAGTCTTATTTACAACTTCTGATACAAATCTTTCTTTATTTCCAAGATATCTAATCTCTTTCTCTAATGCATCAAGCTGATATCGTTTTCTCTTTACATAATAGTCAAATCTAACTCTGCAAAAATTGTCTAAAATTGAGTCTACAGTGTCATGTTTCTTTATCTGTAATTTTTCATTGAACATTACCATATTGGATGTGTAAAGATAGCTGTGTAGCTTTAAACTGTCCAAATCGCATCTAAAATCATCTCCTTCTGTGAGTACAAAATGAACTTTTTTTGTTGATGAATAATTTGATACAGTCTTGAGTTTCTTATCTGCTTTTAAATCTTCACAAAATTCTGCAAAATTAGAAGTCCACATAGAAACAGGTAATTCTTTAACCTCAATAACACCCTTCTTTCCTTCCTCAACAATTCCATATGAAATAAACCTATTTTCACCATTCGTTTCTATATCTCCTATAAATCCACGATACCAAGGTGTAAATTCAGGAAACATGCTAACAATATTTGTCGGATCATCAGGATCAGACACTAAAACTTCACCATCATTTTCTAAGTAAATTTTAATAGCTTCCACCATATCAAGAGGATTGTAGAAAGGCACTTTACATGAGAAACCTGTTCCTATTCCAGCTGAACATCCATTAATCAACATCATTGGAATAATAGGAACGTAAAATTCTGGCTCAATAAAATTACCTCCGTCGTCTCGCACATATGTTAAAATAGCTTCATCCTCTTCTCGAAAAATTAATTCTGTAAGTGCATCCATCTTTGTAAAAATATACCTACCATTTGCCGAGTCAGCTCCCCCTTCGAGCCTAGTCCCAAACATACCGTCGCGATACAAAAGAGGTATATTATTTGAGCCTGGAAATTCTTGTGCCATACCAATAATAGTTTCAAGCAGATTATTTTCTCCATGGTGATAATCAGAATGTTCAGCTGTATAACCAGCTAGTTGTGCTACCTTGAGAGATTTTGCAGAGTACTTCAAATTTCTTTTCTTTACAGCGTATAGAATTTTTCGTTGTGATTCTTTCAAACCATCAATTCCATTTGGAATGCTTCTAGCACAATCAGCGTGTGAGAATTTGATAAGTTCTCCATTGATAAAATTTGTAATACTCATTGAAGTTGTCTTTCCTTGATCATCAAGAGAAAACGTGTACGCTTCTGGATTATATTGTTCAAGCCAAATTTTTCGGGTATCTGCACTTTTCTTGTGAAATGCTTTTACCATACTTGCTAAAGATTGGTCATCATTGACAAATTCTACCATTTTCAAACCAAAAGTATCAGGAACATCTTCTGCTTTTGTAGTACCGAGTCCCTTGTAATACTTAACATTCAATTTACTAGTTTGTTCACCAAGAAAATTATGAAATCTGCGTTCATCATAAAATAACAAATCACCAGTCTTTTTGATTATACGAGCGATTGGTGTTTTCATACTAACTATAAAGGCTTGATCTCTCTGCAAAAGAGTAGGATAGAGAGAATGAAAGAAGTTAAGGATGAGCCCTTCAATATGCACTCCATCAACATCTGCATCTGCAACTACTGATACTCTACCATATGCAAGTTTCTTAAAATTGCTTTCATCTTTGTAATCTAGACCTAGTTTCAACTCAAGAGCGTGTATTAATGAGCAAATAACCTTGTTTGCAGAAATTGTTGCAACTGGCTTATCTCGCACATTTAGCAACTTTCCTCTAACTGGTAATATACCATTCCAGTCACGACCAGATCTTCCGTACAGACCCTCTTCAATTCCTGCAACCACGTATGTTTTTGCTGAAAGCCCCTCTGTGATAAAAAGAGTACAATTTATACTGTCTTTAGTACCTGACTTGTTTGCTCTGTCATATCCTTCAATTTTTGTCTTTTTAGAAACTTTTTCGGCTTTTTTAAGAACTACTAGTTCTTTTGCACGAATAATATCTTCAATGTTGTCCATAATTGACCATTTGCAAATTTCGGAAATATGTGTTTTTTTAACAACAGCTTCTACAGCAGGAGATTCTAGCTTATTCTTATCTTGTCCATCAAACTCTGGTCTAACAACTGTAGATACAACAAACAAGCGAAAGAACTGACGAACATCAGTAATATTAATTTTAGGTGTTTTACTCTTTGCACTGTTTCCATTAAACTTGTCTACAATTGGTCTAAATAATGCTTCAGACCAAGAGTCTACATGTTGACCTCCTAAACGAGTGTATACACCATTAACAAAAGAAATTGTTTGATATTCTTTTGATGGCGTAATCAAAACTTCTGCATCTTTTATTTTAATGAGAAGAGACTCATCTGTTGGTGTATCATAGAGTGCAGAGTATTGAGTAAGAGTCTTTATTGGAATAAGTTCGTCGTTAAAATATACTTCTACTTTGGACAACATAGATGAGTCAATAATGTAGCGAGAGTATAAACGAATAATATCTTCTGTATAACCTTTATTTAGAGCAAAATGTTCAAAATCAGGAATCCAAGATACTTCTGTATAACCTAGTTTACCATTTGTTTCTTTATTAACTTCAGGTCCAGATGTATCTCTCATATTTCTAGTCCATGTTTGAGAAAGTGTTTTCTTTGCTTTTGGATCATAACCTTTTACTGTAAATTTTGTTGAAAAAACATTTGTTAACTTGATACCAAGACCATTACGACCTGATACAACACGTTCTTCCTCATCTTCATAATTTGAACCAGTTAAAAGTTGTCCAAAGATCATGCTATGATTATAACAATCCTGTTCAGCATCTTTTTCTATAGGTACAACATCTCCGTCATTCCAAATAGAAGTTTCTCCTGTAACAGAATTGATAGATATCTTAATCTTTGTACATTGTGTTTTAGTTTTACGGCTTCTTTCAACATTATCGATCGCATTTGAAAGAGCTTCAACAAATATACGAAGGATAGCAGGAGATGTAGAAATTTCTTTTTGATAAATTCGCCAGCCATCGTTTGTTTTATCGGCTACAAATTCAGTTATACTACGTGAACGTGTAGATCCAACATACATATCTGGACGAAGAAGAATATGTTCAATTTGATCTTTTTTCTGATAACGTTTTTTATCAACAACAGTCTTTGGAGGCATTGTTTATTTAATATTAAAAGTTGTTCTTTTTAATATCAATTTTATTTTTTTAGAAACCATCTATGTCTCTACTCCTCGGTGATTGCCAATTCAGATTCACATACTTCCTTGCCGAATTTTTTCCTGTTATTTCAGCCATTGTTGTATTAAATCACAAAAAAATAAAAGCAACAAGACTTTTATTTTAAAATAAATATTCTATTAACAATTCTTCCGTGATTGATAAATCACTTGGTTGTTCAGATATTGTAACAAGTTGTCTATCACAATTCTTTCCTGTTAGTTTTGCTATTTTTTTATTAAATAAACTAGGTTTAGATTATGCATCATCATTATTTAAATTCTTATTCAATTTGAACGATAAGAACCAGACGATATCTCTTTTACAAATTGATGAAAAAGCTCTGGCTTTAAACCATCTGAAATTTCATTAGATTGTCTTTTTTGAGAAAAAACAGATGTTACAAGATCAATTAAATCGTCTGTCATTCCAGTAATTTCAGCTGTTTCTTCATTTGTCATCTCATTATTATCAGAACCAAAACTGTCCAGCTTAACTTTTAAATCATTTGCATATTCAGTTATTAACTCGGAATTACGATCCTTAATAGCTAAAAATAACTTTTTTGTTATACTTGACATCTCTGGATCAGAAACAATCTTTCCATCTGAGTCTTTATACTTTCCTTTCTTACGAGAAGTATCAGTGCACACCAACCTATCTTTTAAAGGATGTTCTAGAGCATACTTTGCATATCCAACAGCCCCATTCTTTACGTGATCAATAGTTAAATACTGAGCTTGATTATTCAGATGTTCAGTAGTTATAGGCAACAAATTATTGATAATCTGATTTATTGTGTTTTGATTTAAGGTTGAAGGTTTATCAATTGCCTTTTCAGCCATTGACTGCATCCGATCTTGTAAATCTTTGTTCTGCATCTCTATATGTTTCTTATACTCTGTCTGCAATTCCTTTATGATATTTTTCTGTTCAGAGATGAGTAAATCTTTTTCATAGATAATCTTATCTTTATCTGACAGCTTTTTGTTATTTTTTATGTTATTTTCTTGTAATTTCTTATCATAATTAGAAATAATTTCTTTCTCGCGTATTATAAATAAATCTATCTCTGTTTTGAGAGAAGAAAGTTCATTTGATTTTTCATCAAGTAAATGTAGTTGTTCACGAACAAGAGGAGTATTTGCTTTACATATTCTTAAATGTTTGTTTAATGAAGATTTTAATGTAAACGATATATTGCAAAAAGTACATATATATTCTTCTACAGGTAATATATTTTGTTTAGCAAGACAATATTTTGCTGTCTTTTTATGTAATTTTAAAGAAGATGTTGTTTTAAACACATGATTGCAGTATTCACATTCCATTTAGATAAAATATCTATTTGTTTAGATAAAATAGAAATAATATCTAATTTTAACTAATTTTTGTGAATATTTTATCATTTTTTCTGATTAAAAATTGTTACAAAAAACATCACTTTCCATTTCGCCGAACACAAGAATTGTGTGTGTTGAGATTTTTTATAAGCTCGGGTTTTGGATTTTTAAACTTTATTTTTCCTCCTCCGTTTTTCAAAAAGTAGGAGGAGAAAAACTTTTTATTTTTTTCTTTCCTAAATAATTTCAAAAATTCTTAGAAAATTTCCTTTGGATTACCTTTAAAAAAATATTCGTATCAATTTTCTATTTTATACTCTGGTGTCATAATTGTTTGCGTTATATTACATTTTGAACCAAAAGATAAGCTAAAAACATATATAGGATAGTCTGCAATCATTTCGTATGTAAGTTCACAATGTTTTAAAATAACATTTGCATTTTTAACATACATCATAGTAAAAACAACATCAACATTGTTTCTAGCATTTTTTCCAGATTTAGAAGGTAAAATTTGCATTAAAGTGTTTGTTGCTATGATTTGATATGTTTTTGAAACAATTTGATTTTCTAATTCTTTAGCTGTTGTTTCTTTTGTTAGTTCACCAAAAATAACACCGACATTATTGTATATTTTAGAATCGTGTTTAAAACCAAATGTTATATAAAAATTAAGTTTCTTTTTTGGAAGATGTTTAAGTATATCTTGAAGCACATAATGTATAATAACACTTTTCGTTTTAATGTGTTTATACTGTGGTAAATTTTTAACACTATCTATATCAAAATTATAAGAAATACGTCTCATATCTTCCGTATTTGTTATCATTTTTAACCTTCTAAATGATTTAAAATCTCCAAACAATAAATCTTTAATTAAAAATTTAAAAACGTTAAATTCTCTAATATATGGAGGCAGATTTAGAGGTACTAATCCAGGAAAAACACCATCTACTAGAATTTCACATACTTGTGTAAAAAATGATGCTCCTAAATACACGTGATTAAGTATTATTACAATATTATACCCTTTAACTTCTGTAATAGATAAAAGTTTTGGTTTAACAGTGTTAATAACATCTTTTTTGTTTAAAAACTTGTAAGGTTGATTATAATATTTGTCAATATCATATTTGTAAAGAGGTATCATATGTGGATAATCTTCTACATATTTTTTTAAACGTTTGTAAACATTTTGTTTAAATTTATTAAAATTTTTTTTATAATTATTTTTAGTATAACTAACAAATCCATAAATATATGCACAGCCTGATTCTTTTTCACGTTTTTTTTGATAACCATCTTCACCTATAAATTGTGTACTAAATTTGCGATAAATTCTATATAGAAGAACAAAATTAAATAGAAAAAATATTATCAATAATACTATTATTATGAATTTTTTCATTTCTCATTACAAAATTATTTTTTAAACAATTAAAAAAATAATTTTATGTGGTTTATTACATAAAATTAATATAACCAATTTTTTCTCTCTTATTGACATATAATCTCTACAATGGTAGCAACACTGTAAAAAAGGGCACGCCTTCTATTTTATATCCTAGTATTCTAATATCATTTGAGAATGAATTACCATTAATTTTATATGAAATTATATCTTTAGAATTGACATACCGATACAAATTAAATTCATAGTTATTTTTAGAATCTTGCGGATTATAACCAACATTATATCCGGATTCAAACCAGATTTCTGAGATTTTCAAAGCTTTTTCTAAAGTTGTAGTGTTTTGTGCTAAAAAAAATGTATTATTATCAACCAATTGATTTTGAAAAAAATAAGGTAGTGTTAATTTCTGTTGTACAGAATTATTAATTACATGTTTATTTTTCTTTTCCAAATTCCATTTTTCAACAGAATCTTCACCATTTAAGACAACTTGTTGTGGGTGTTGATCAAAATCAGTAATGTCAATGTAAAAATTTTCAATAATTTTCTTTTCGTGATATTGCTCTATTTTTTTACCAAAAGAACGCAATGATAATCTAAGTGTATAAAGTAAGCGTTTCAGAGTTTCTTCTGATTTAACGACTAGCTTATTATTATGCATTACCGAACTTTTTTCATTAAAAATATTACTTACTTTTTTGTATTTAAATTTTTCAATTATTTCTATTTTTTCTGTTGCAAATTGATTAATAGTTTCTAAATCAGATAATAGAAGTGTAGGGTTTTCTTTTAGATATTTTGAAAATAACCAAAACATATATTCAATGATACAACGTGATAATTGTTTGTATTTATTATGTTTTTCTAAAACGGATACAGATTTTGTTGGATAATTTTCAGCTTGATTTATTTCTAAGACATCTTTAAAAGGATCTTCATCTTCAAGATCTTCATCTGTAACAGGAATTGATACTTTTGTATTACAAAAAGTAAAATAAAGTTCTTTTATTTTGTCATTTACGACACGTTTTCCTATTAAAATCATATTACTATTTTTATTTGCAAATTTTAGAGCCAATTTACTTGGAATTGTTGTAGCAATCCAATTCTTTTCTTCTATAACAGAAAATGGTTGAATAGGTTCGGTAAGTAAAGTTCCAATAACCCCTTTAAATTTAAATTTTAACATTCTGCATTTTCCATAAGAATCAATACCTTGCTTAAAAAATAATTCTGCTATTTGTTTTGGAAAAGTTGATTGTTTAATTTCAATATTAAGTGCGTATGTTTGAGACATACGATTAAAAACTTTTCTAACTCCTTTAGAAACTTTAGTATTATAACGAAAAGAGTATGATAAATCTTTTGTATCAGATTTTTTCCATTTTACAATTAATTCACAATGAGAACCTTTGTAGGTACCTCTATCCGCATTGCTACCATTATGTTCATATATTAAAATACAATTGTGTTCTAATTTATTTTTATAATAAGCTTGTGAGTGTCTAGGAACAATAAGTTCACCATCTTCTTTTTGGCGATTAAAAACAAATATATTACAATCAAAATATTGTTCTAAAAGAGATGTAAACAAACTTGGGTCCATATAAATGTCTGAATTTCCTATAATATTAATAATTTCTTCTATGGTGTAATCATACATTTCTTGTCTGCACAGAGCTGCATTTTCCGCAGTTGCCATTTCTTTTCTTTTTGCAATCAGATATTCTTCCGTATTTTTAACTGTTAAAATATCAGTTTCCATACCTTCCATTACACATTCCAAAAAAGAACTATTTCCATTATACATACCTTTTCTAACGTAAGTATACTCTTCGTCATAATCAAAAATTTCAAAAAGTTTTTGCATATTCTCAGGCAATCTACCATATGAATCTTGTGAAGCAAATTTTTTGGTTTTTATTAAATCTTGTGCTTCATTTTTCTTTTCAGCTAATTTTTCTCCAAATTCATAATTACGTAAAATGCTACCACACCCTGGTTCACTATGACTTTTTTTATAACAACAAGGTAAATAAGGAACCGTATCACTATTATCTAATGGATTATCACGTAATCCAGGAAATTTAGCGATCTTAGACTCTTTGCATATATAATTGCGAGATGGAAAATTATAGGTGCTTTCTGACTTTTTTGGATACGTCATTATCTCATAACCATCTTTTACCGCTTGTTCTATTTCGTCATCTTCAATAATTGTTGGTGGTTTTGTACATCGTTGAGGATATCCTATAGCAAATACTTCGGGTGCAATATCTTTAATTGATATTTTTTTAGGAATAATTTTTTCTGTTATTTCAATCTTACCAAAATCTTTAATGTATTGACTATAAAAATCAACTATCGTTTTATATTCTTGATCATATATAACCATTAATTTTGAAAATAATTTTTGAAATTCTTTAACAGAATTTATGTTTTGAGCAGATGTAATTTTAACACGAATATAGTAAGATCCTTCTTTAAATTCAGATTTATTTTTACCTTTTAATTCTGGATCATTTCGGACCGCTATTTTTTCTGTTAAATTAGCTGTTAAATTACCTATTTGAGAATTATAAAAGTGAATATACACACTTTCTTTCTTCTTAGTTGCTTTTTCACTTTCATTTATAGACATTAATGAAGAAAATATACTATTGTTCATAATAATATCAGCTATAACGTATTTATTCATATTATGATTCGGAAAATAAAAAGAACCATTTACACGAGTTTCGTTAATATTTCTAGGAATTATAGATCCTAAATTTCTAATACTACTTAAAAAACGAGATATAAGCTGTTGTTGCGATAAAAATTTACCATTTGGATTTATAAATGTTGTCATGCTTACTGTTGCGACTTCTTCAGCTTCAAAAGAAACAAAAGTATCAATATATTCTTCCATTTTTGCATCTTCTAATGTTTTTTTTGTTAAAACTTTGAAAAGAATAACAGTTTCATCGTAAAAACTCCAATCATCAGGGGGTGTAAAATCTTTGAATATTTTAAAAAATTTATTAATACACGCAAACGGAACTTCATTATTTAGTACAATATTGTTAAAAAACTCCATAACAGTAATATTTTTCACATCTAGAGAAAAATTAAATTTTACGCTTTCTAGTTCAAATTCAGTATAGATAATTTGTTTACCAATTTTTTGAAATAAAACTTGCTGTTTCAAATCTTCATCTTTAACTTTCTTAATAAGTTTAGATATTTCTGCCTTTTTTTCTTTTCTATTTTCCCAATATTTTTGTATATCTTTACTGTCTACGTTATCACTAATAATATCTGTTAATGTCATAAAAATCGCATGTAAATTTCCTCGTTTTTCAATTTGTTCATATGTTTTAATTATTGCTTTATTATAGGCAAAAAACAAAGAAAGAATATCAATTGGTTTTAATTTTTGTTGTTTAAGTTTGTTTTCTTCATTTAATTCATCTATTAGTTCTTTAAAGTCTTTATCAGTAGTTATAATAGTATCTAAAAGATTTTCAACTTCTATAGGGGTTTCTTCGAGAATTTTTTCCATAGAAGGAATTCCATCAGTAAAATATAAAAATTTTGGTATAGTATTTAGTTCAGATGCTAAACGGTTAATAACACTATCAGGTGTGTCTAATTCATAAACCAAAAATTCTTTAAAAGTTTTATTCAAAACAAAGCGAACCATTTTAATCTAAGTAAATATTTCAGATGATAAAAAAAAACAGAATCTTGTTTAAATAATAAATATGAAAGGATTTAATCATAATGTTCATTATTTGGAAAATTTTGATTTTGATAAAAGAGGAGAATTAACTAACGAACAAATTCCAAAAAATATGCTTGTTTTGATTATGATACAATCATCTTCGTGTCCTCACTGTGAGAAAGCAAAACCATTATTTCAAGAATTTGCGAACCAAATGTCAGATAAAGTATTTTGTGCAACTATACAAACAAATGGTTATAAAAGGCCAAAAACTGAAATTCCTCTTGGAAAACGTTTGAATAATTTTATTAAAAAATTTAATGGTGTTCCAGAGTATGTTTTGTATAAAAATAGACACATTATAAATGCAAAAACAACTGGAAGAAATGTAGAATGTTTAACAAAATTTTGCGCTCCGTATCTTGAAAGTTCTCGTAAAAGAAGTTCGGATAAAAAAAGATTGAGTAAAAGAAGTTCTCGTAAAAGAATTTAATTTTTTGATCATTTCACCAAAATTATAAATACAATAAATAATATTATTTATTGTATTTGAATTATAAAATACTTTGTATTTTTTCCATTATTTTTTTATGTCTATCAGAATTTTTATGTCTTTTCATACTATAATGAGTAACTATCATACCACATTCACATTCTTCCTTTTTTTGTCTTTGAGTTGCTATATTAGTTTTATAATTTTCTTTATAATATTTAGCTCTCTCTTCTAATATATGTTCTTTATTATCTTGATAAAAATCTTTTCTTTGCTCTAATATATGTTCTTTATTATCATTATAATATTCCATAACTTTTTCTATTACGGCTTGTTTATTATCTTGATAATATTCTTTCTGTTTTTTAGCGAGAACATCAGTATTTTTTTCATAATATTCTTTTTTAATACCAGACAATATTTCTTTGTTATCTTCGTGATATTCATGCATTTTTTTTTTAATTTCTTCCTTATGTTCTTCTTGGTATTTTATATTTCTTTCCTTTTGTTTCTCTTTATCTTCTTGTATTGTTCTTTTAGGGTATATAGGATTCTCAATACCTTCATAAAACTTTGAACACTCATCAAATATATTTGTAAACACTGTGATATCTTCTGTAGGTAAAAAAAAGACATCTCTTCCAGCTTTACATCTATATTTTTCAAGTTTCGTTAGAATCACGCTTTCTAGTATATCCATCAATTTTGAGTTTTTGCAAGATATATAATAAATAACTTTGAAATCGTGTAACTTATTGTGATTATAAGACTCTTTTCTCTTGGATAAATCTAGTGCTTTTCCTACATTATATTCACCATTCTTTTCACTTTCTTCTGAAGTCATAAGATACACTACATTCTTTTGATCAAGTACTTCTTTTGGTTGTTTTACATATTTTTTCCTTAATTTTTTAACCTCTTCCTGACTTTCTTCTAATTGTTTTTTAGCTGTAATTATAGCTTGTTCTTTCTCTTCTTTTATAATTTTATTTTCTTCTTCTAATTTATTCTTTTCGTCTAATATCTTTTGATACTTATATTCTCCTGTCTTTCTAATAGATGGTAATATCTCTTCACACACAAATTCTTGAAAGGGTTGTGCAATTGGTTTTTCAGAACGCATAATAATTTTATATAAACCAGCTTCATTTACAACATTTGAAGTCTGTAGACCTTGAGTGGAAGTATTTACTTTGAGTGAACACTTCCATTTATCAGGAATATTGCGCAATGTTGCTGTTACATTACTCAAACCTAATATTTTACATATATCTTTAACTACAAACATTGGATTTTCAGATGTACCTAATACTCTGATAGTTTCATTATTAAAAGATAAGTTCATATCAATTGAGTTTATTAAATCAGTCATTTTATAATATATTACAAATCTTTAACTGTGATTTAATCATTTAATTATTTTTAATACATAAGTTATATTTTTTTGCTAATATAACTTAAAGTTGTAAATTTTATTTTTTAAAATGCCTATAATCTTCAAATGTAAATCAATGGAAGCATATCAGATAAAAATACTTGCAGAATTATTAACAAATAATTTAAAGCATGGTTGTTTTGATTTAACGGATGATGGAATTACACTTCGAATGTTTGATCAACCTAGAAGAACATTGGTTGATTTAAATTTACAAGCTGAAAATTTTTCTTTATACAAATTCAAGTCAGATGATAAATTTTGTCTAGGATTAAACCTCAATCATTTTCATAAGATGTTAAAATCGATAAAAAAGAAAGATTCGTTACAGCTTTTTATTAATTCTGAAACTCCTAATGAACTCGGTATAAAAACTATACCAAAAGAAAATACACGTATTACTACATCTGGTATTAAAATTCAAAATATTCAAAATGTAGATGCAGAAGTTCCTTTAGGTTATGGAAAACCTGTTATTGTTCCTTCTCCTGATTTTCAAAAAATGTGCAAAGAACTTAGTAGTATTGGAAGTACAAATATTCGTGTAAAAGCTAAAGGTTTTCATATTGATTTTATAGCAGATGCAGATGGTATTTTGAAGCGTAAAGTACGTTTAGGAGAAAGCGATGATTCAGACGAAGAAAATGAAATTGAACAAATATCATCTTTCTATGAGGCTACTTTTACGACAGATCAATTTACACGTATTAACAAAATTGCCGGACTTGGTTCAACAATGCAAATTTTTTCTGGATCTAATGATTTACCTTTGCTTTTTCGTTCAAGCGTTGGTAGTTTAGGAAAAATTTCTGTTTACATAAAATCAAAAGAACTTTTAGATAAAGAAATGGGTATTTCAGAGTCTGATGATAGTGATCCAGAATAATAAAATATCAATTTATTCTTTATTTTACAATAAAGAATTGTTAAATAATTTAATTTATTTATATTATAATAAATGCAAGTTGCAAAAGAAGATCCTTGTAAACAAATTGATGATAAAGTTTACAGCGATATTTATAAGCTAACATATAACAATATGAAATACGGTACCCGTATTTTAGATGATTTTTTTCCTATAACCCACTATATTGTAGATGGTAGCTTTAGACAGATTTATAATAGTAATCAAGGTTTTTTTTCGGCACCTAAGGTACATAACATGCTAAATAAGTTAGAAAAAAAATATTCAATAATAAGAGACAATTTAGAATTTATGAATAAAATAGAATCATTTATTATAAAACACTGTATGTTAGATACAAATATAATTATTAAAGAACAAACTTGGTGCGATGACCCAGATACAAACTACATAATAAAATATATACTTCATGTTTACGAAAATAACTTTGATTCAGTTAAGGCTGTTCTTTGGTGGTTTTCGGGAGACGATAGAAAAGATATGGAAAAAACTGATGTTGTTAATTTCAAAGAAGTATTAAAACGTATAATAGTACAATATGCTATGGATAGTGTACAACATTTTATCAGATTAATAGATCAATCACCAGAAGAAATAAATATAGACGAACAAAGAATTGTAAGTATTGATAAAGAGTGTATAGATGTGATAAATTGGGATGATTCAGCTAAAGTACACACAATATTAAAAGATCTAGATTATATTGCATTCTTTACACCAGTTGGAATCACCAGAGCAGGCACGACAGTCCCATTACATTATAAATATTTAGCTTTCACTTATCCAAAAAGTACTATAAGAACTTGGTTTAATGATTCAACAAAGATAAAATATTGCGATACAGTTGAGACTGGTAAAATAAAAACACCTTATATTCTTTGTCCAATGGGTGTTAACTGCAATCAAGCATACGTATCATTATGGGAACTTTTGCATATTATAAGAAGTCCGCAAAGAATATTTTATATTTTACCTTCACATTTTTCTGAGGGTCCAAAACATGTATGTATGCGAGAAAACATACACCAAGAAGAACCACGAGAAATAATTAAAATAGCTAAATGTGTTGGTGAAAACTGTTGGCAATGGAATAAAGTAACAAACTGCATAGAAAACAAATGCAATAAACAAGATAAACGAAATAGGACAGTCAAAAGAAGAACTTCCGAGCCGACTTCCGAGCCGACCGAGCCGACTTCCGCCGAGCCGATGAGAACAAACTAAAACGGCCTAAGCCGCCGCACCGCCACGTGGCGCCAGCGCTACAGCGAAAAAACCCGATAATTAGCTTTTTTACTGAATAAGTCCATTTACAGCACGATTAAAAGCTAATATACGACCACATGCTATAAATGGAATAAAACACATTCTTGTGTAATGATCCGGGACAGCAGTAATAATTCCCAATCCAATAAAAAGACCAACACTACTTCCTATTGTATTAAAAACAGATACTTTTGCATATATTTCTCCAATATTTTCATCGTTTGCCAGTTTTTGAATACACTTGGCATTAATAGCTCCAAATCCAATAAAAGATATATTGCTTAAAATATTAGAAACACCTGCTACTGGTAAAAAGTATTCTGGTAGCATAGGAGTCGCACATATTGATACATAAGAAACTTGTTGTAAAATATTAGAATAACGCAAAAATTGTCTAGGTTCTTTGTCTGCTTTTTTTCCACTTTTAGAAATGTATGCTAAACAACCTATCTGTCCTATAATATCTTTACCTATATAATTTACTGTTCTGATAGTTTCAACATCCGTTCCAATTGCATGCAACATACTGTGAGTTGACATAGCACTTTCCATTGAAACTAAAATATTTGAAATAAAAGACCATCCAACATATTGAGTATATTTTGGATGAACATTTCCACTCGGAAAAAAAACAGAACGTAAATGTTTCATTTTTATTTATTTTTAAATTTAACAGATTAACTCAATTTAAAAATTTTTGTTTATGTAATAGGTGTATAGTAATATTGAGTACCATGAGTATATGGATTAATTTTATTACTTTTACCACTCTCTACTTCATTAATAAAATCGTCAAAATTATCATATCGAACTAACAACTTTTTCTTACTTTTATATTTTTCGTCATCATAATACCACCAAACATCACTATACTTTGCAATGGCGACATAATGACAGCCACCTGTGTGCATAACTACAGCTGAAAGATAAAATATTTGCTCTCCTAATTGAATAATAGGATCTGGTATAATTCTACTAGTAATAATAGTAGGGATTCCTTGTGCAACTCTCATTACACTACAAATTAAATAAGGCGTATATTCTATTGTTGTAATAGTTATAATACGATTAAATATCCTATGATCATCTTCTGGGCGATACAATCCTATTTCTCTCCCTTTTTTATCATACTGTTTTTCTAGAAATCCATTATAAGTATCTACTAATAAATTGGAAAGTAAAATTCCAGAATCTGGAATTTGTATTACTGTTCCATATGTTATAAGTAATATTGGAGATGCGTTAGTATCAAACTTAGTATTTTGATACAGATCATCTTCTTGAAGGATTACATCTATTTCATCATCAAGATTGTTAGTACCATAAGTATCTATCTTTTTAGTTGCTGATTCAAACGAAAGAATACTTAAAAGATATGTCAAAAATTCACCAGAATCTCCAAATCCTCCTTTATGATATTTTTCTTTCTTGTAACATTTTTTAAAAGTTTCTCTAAGGTCTGTACAAAATTCTACTTCTTCTCCGGTTCTCATAATAGAATTTGATATTTTACGTAATTCTTTTTGCACACGTTTTCGTCTACGCACATCTGTTTCTTTATCACGATTACACACATCTACAACCATTTTATCTATATTTGTTTCTATGTCTTCATTTAACATTTTATCTATAAAGTCTCTTGGTCCAGCAAAAAATGCAAAAAGTGTACTATCAAGATAACAACTATTGTCAACCCATTTTAATGCTCTAGGGGGGACGATTTTTGTTTTAATAGGTACACGTTTGCCTTTATCAACAGATGCAACAATGTCAACTGTTTCATCTTCAGGAATAACAAAATGTAAAGGTTTAGGAATAACATTTGTAGGTATTTTCCATTGAGATTTTTTTTCTTTTTGATTTATGTAATAAACATTTCTACATCTACTTAATTTTTTTTCCCACCCAGGAGGAAGATTTTCATCTTCATATTTATAATAATCATTAGGATGACCCCATTGAGACATACGTGTTCTTGTATTAAAATAGTAATTAGTTTTCGGATAAGTATGTTGACTCGTATGTTCTTCCCAGTCTGGAGGAAGATTACGTACTGGTAATCCCCATTGTGATTTTCCAATCTCTACATTTATATAGTATTTTTTTGCGTAATTTTCGCTAATAGCTTCTCTCCAACATTCTTTTGCCATTTTATATATTAAAAATATAGAAAAAAAGAAAAAAAATATTTATTGATCAATTATAAATGTTAAAGAAATCAAAAACTCGTAAATCACCTTTACGAAAACGTTCATTACGAAAATCAAGACGTCGTAAATCACCTTTACGAAAACGTTCACAACAAAAATCAAGACGTCGTAAATCACCTTTACGAAAACGTTCACAACAAAAATCAAGAACTCGTAAATCACCTTTACGAAAACGTTCATTACGAAAACGTTCATTACGAAAATCAAGACGTCGTAAATCACCTTTACGAAAACGTTCACAACAAAAATCAAAAACTCGTAAATCAAGAACTCGTAAATCACCTTTACGAAAACGTTCACAACAAAAATCAAAAACTCGTAAATCAAGAACTCGTAAATCACCTTTACGAAAACGTTCACAACAAAAATGCAAGAAGAGTCAATTTCGTAGCCGTAAGTCAGGTTACTGTCTTAAACGAAAATGTGGAAGTGGAAGGACCCGTGATATAGTTACACGTATTTGCCGAAAGAAGAAGAGTCCCGGAAGAAAACGTTCCCTAAAAAAATCAAGACGTCGTAAATCACTATTAAGAAATAATTATTCACCACCACCAGTCGCCATGGAACTCGTGGAGCCAGATTATCCTGATGTTGCTTTATTTACTAAAGTAAAAATATCTGATATTAAAAAAGATACAAGTTACATGGTTTATAAAAATGGGGCACCATTATCTGATAATGTTATTATTTTTGACTCTAACAAAGAAATTTATTTTTATGAAAATAAAGAGGTTGTATACCATGTAAACGAATATTATATTAAAACTGATGAAAAAAGACAAGATATGGATCCAGCGTTTAAATGTATAAAATTTTATGTTAAAGATGATGAATATGAATCTTTTATAATAGATTATGATTCAGTAATAGAATCCAAAATAGATTCTATGGATACAGATTCTATGGATACAGATAAAATAAGGAAATTTTTAAATTCATGTGAACAATATTTAGTTTATAAATCAAATTTTTCTATTACTGAAGGATTAACATTAGATCAGATTAAATGTGACTGGGAAAAAGATGAAAAAGATCAGACTATATTTTTAGATTTTTTTACCCGTGAAGAAGAATTATCTGGTAATTTGGATAAAAAATTTTCAGAATCTTATGGAAAATATTCAAACAATGGTATGAAATCAAATATATCTGCAAGGATAGTAGGATCTGGTTTCTCTAATTTGATTTCAGTATCAAAAGATGGAAAAGCAGTAGTAAGAGTAAATGAAAATCTTGCAGAATTAATATGTCTGTGGTATACTCTTGCAGATTTTGTAAGAAAATATCAAATAAATATAACTCCTGTTGACAAAAAATTATGCTTTTATCGTAGTATAAAACAAGTATATTTTTTAGATGGCAGACCATCATTTATACAACCTTTACCTGCTTCTTATACATATAATATAAATGAAGCAATTGTTTGGCAAGGAACATATATATACAGTATTCTTAAAGTAGAAATAGATTCTCCTCCATTCCCAGATATTAGTTTCATCAAATCTGTTCATGGTAATACTGATCAAAAAGAGGTAATTCTTCCTGCTGGAGAATTAACAATTGGTAGTATACGTCTACTTCAACTTACTGATGAACAAGTAAAAAATATTAAAGATAGTAAACAAAATTCATACATAAGCATAAGCAAAACGTACATGGTTATACATTGTAAATTGAAACCTTTTTCAAGAGAAGAATGTAAACAATATATATCTGAAAATATTATAAATAGTGAACCTGACATCATTCAAAAATTTAATAACAAATATATAGAAACTATACGTAACATTGAAAAATTTAAAGAAAAAATAGAAGGAGATATTATTTCTGATTCACCAAATAGGACTACGAGTCCTCCTAGGAAAAAGAGTCCATCTCTTGGAATCAAAAAAACAAGTAAATTACACGTTTGATATGTACGAAATTGCCCCGGACGCACATGCCTGGCACCTTTACTTTTTCCCAAAATCAGTCACCTCGTATGGACAAAACATTTTTCATGCTGTTAAAAAATTTACTATCCCTCCGACAATCACCCCGACAATCCACCAATTTACTGGTCTCGGCGTCCTGTATTTAAATTTCTGTTCTTTTGGAAATTTTATAGAGTTGAGTAAGAAAGCTATTGAATATTTAACTAGACGTAAAATTCATGTCTTTGTTGGGTTCAGTGTTCGTAACCTAAAAACACTCACACAAACAAGTACTCCTAGAAGTAGATTTTTCAAAAGATCTGAACGAGACAGGCTTCCATATGCGGATGCTGTATTAATTTCCGAACGAAACGATTATCGCACATTTAAGTATTCCGAAAAGACATATGAACCAGAAGAACCAAAAAGATCTAGAGAAGATGAAGAAGAAGATGAACGAAAAGATAAACTAAAAAGATCTAGAAGAAGTGAAGAAGATGAACCAAAAAGATCTAGCAGAAGTGTACCACCAAGCGATTTTGAGAAAGAGTTAGATAAGTTGTTAGGTTTACGTGGTAGGTAAACCTAAAAGTTAAAAATAAACTAAATTTATCAATTAAAATCAGTATAAAGAACATAAATTTAATAAAGGAGTAAAATTTATCTTTTTTATTTTATGTACTTAGTAAAAATTTTAATTCTTTTAGTCTGAAAATTAAAATTGATTTTAATAATATTTATTATCTATAATTTAAATAAAAATGCCTCCAACAAAGGTTACATCACATGATAATACTAATAATATTCCTAAAGAAAGAAATTTTAGCCCAGATGAAATTAAGGAATTGAATGCGTTGCAAGATGCACAACATAGAACAAAGTAAGGAGTAATTTAAACACAAACTTTTAATTAAAAAAACAATATAAAATTATATTGTTTCTACAACTATGTATTATTATAATATTTAAAACTAAATATTTAAAACTAAATATTTAGCTATTGTAAAATGAACTCATCTATATTTGATTTTAATATTTTATTAGTTTCTGGAATTGGTTTTAGTTCTAGTTTTATTATTTTTTCTTGGTTTATGTTTAGAAAAAAACCAAACAAAATTACTTTATGTGATAAAAATTCAACATTTTGTAATTGTACAGAAGGATATTGTGGATATTGCGGTGTAAAAATATGTAATAGAAATAAAAATACGATTATGATTCCTCCACCAAATACTCTATCATTTAAAATTAAAAATTTTTTACAAAAACGTAAAGGTTTTAGATTATATAGTTTGCAATTTTTTAATAAGCAATTTTATTTATTCTTTCATCCTCTTATTAATAGTATCAAAGAAACATTTAAAAAGCAAAAAAAGAAAGAAGTTGAAGCAAACTTATGTAAACTTGCCAAGTCTCTTTGGGATCAAGGTAATTATGCAGAGGCAGCAAAAATAAATTTAGAAATTATTAATCAAAAAAAAATTAAAAACCAATAGGATCTGTGTATTCACTATTGTATCTAGCATTATGAAAATCCCAATATTCTGGGCACCCAAATTTCCATCCTTTTGGTACTTTTGGTGCCTTCCAGTAAAACACACAATCCTGCCATCTATTGCTACGAGTTGCATTATGAATATAAATAGAGTGATAATCTTCTGTTAATTGATCCATAAGATCGCAAAAAAGTTCATATGTCGGAATAATTGAAGCATAATTACGATATATTTTTTCACGATTTGACTCAATAGGTTCACGAAGAATAAAAATACCATCAATATTTGTTCTAATAGCTGGTTTTATATCCATAGCATACTGTAAAGAAAGAAGATAAAACATCTTCCAATGACGACCCTTTTTAAACAAAGCGTTTTGTAAAGGTTTATTAAAAACTTTTGGATCATCTGTGCAATCGTCAAGAATAATAACACCCCAAGAATTTTCAAGATGTTGTCTAGCTAATTTTTGACGTTTTACAAAATCTTTAATTTTTTCTTCATCGTATTCATTGTACACAAATGTACTTGGCATAATTTCAGCAAAAGCGTGATTTGTGTCTTCAGAACCGCTCATTGCCATTCCAATTGGAAAAATATGTTTTTTTGAATATAAAAGTCCTGTAATAAGTGTACTTTTTCCTGTTCCTGGTTTTCCTATTACAACAATTTTAGAACCTCCGTTGTATTCAGGATCATGTATTTTATTAGTTAAAGGAGGAATAATTTCTGTATCAAGTTCTTGAATTTCAATGGTCGCTGGATTACTCATTTTTGCATTTACTTTTGTCTTGTTTAAACCAAAGTAAATTTAAAGTTTTACAATGATTTTAAATTGTAATTTGTTGAACTTTACGATTGCTTTTAAAAATAACTTCTCCTACTTTATCTGTTTTTTCAAGATTATCACATCTGCACCAATCTATTTTTACATTTTTTAAAGTTCTATACTTTGTACCCTTTTTACAAAGTTCAGCAGCTGTTTGTATCATGAAAGGACTTAGTTCAGAATCTTTGTATTCAAGTATTACATAGCAAGAAGGGAACGATGATAAATGAAAAAAAAGGTAATGATTTTCTGCTTTTTCTAAAAGAGACCAATTTTCTTTAGCCGTTTCACCCAATTTACAAACAAAGTTTTCATATAAAAAATTTTTCATAATTTATTTTATGAAAATATACTTTTAATCACGATATTTAGAATTTAATTTTTCTAAGAGTTCATTCTGTTTACTGGTAAGAACTTTTATATATTAAAATAGCATCTATTATATTTAACATATTTACATCATTTACTAATCGAAATTATCAATTGAAATCATAATCTTTAACTTATTTAATTTATACAAATAATTTATTTAAGAATTTATTTAAGAATTTATTTTAATTATATTAAAGACTTATTATTTTTAATATAAAAATGCGTAAGAACGATGTTCACATTGCACTTCTTATGATGGTTAAAAATGAACACAAAAGATTACATGTATCATTAAATAGTGTCTTAGGTCATGTTGACTCAATAGTGTTGTACGATACTGGATCTGAGGATAATACTATTGAAATAGCATCTAATTTTTGTGAAAAAAATAATATTCCTTTACGTTTAAAACAAGGAGAGTTTGTAGATTTTTCAACATCCCGAAATGTATCTCTTGATTTTGCAGATAGTTTTGAAGATATTGACTATATTTTGCTTTTAGATTCAAATGATGAATTGCGAGGCGGTGTTGCTATGAGAAAATTTTGCAAAGAACAAATTAATTCACCAAATACTGGATTTTTGCTTTGTCAAGAGTGGTGGAGTGGACAATATATTAAATATTTTAATTTACGTATGGTAAAAGCTCGTCAAGGCTGGAGATATGTTGGTACAGTTCATGAGTGGATGAAAAATACTAGATTTAAAACGGATGAAGAAGAAAACGCTTCTGAAGATAAAAAAATACGAGTCCCATCAGAAGTAGTATTATACCAAGACAGAACAGCAGATGATGATAAATCTTTTAAAAGATTTGAAAGAGATAAAATTCTTCTTCTAAAAGAACACGAAGATAATCCAACTGATACACGAACTCTTTTTTATCTCGCACAAACTTGCTCTTGTTTAAATCAACCAGAAGAGTCTTTTAAATTTTATTCTATGCGTGTTGAATTAGAAGGATTTTGGGAAGAAAAATTTCAAGCGTATTTTCGTTGCGGAGAATTGTCAGAGGTGCTTGGTAATGATTGGTATGAATCAATGAAATGGTATATGAAAGCATATGAATTTACTCCAAGAGTAGAACCTCTTTTAAAAATGGTAGAGCATTATAGAAATAAAAATTGGGATTTTTGCTATACATTTGCCGTTTTAGCTTGTAAACTTGAATATCCAGAACATTGTATTCTTTTTGTTGATAAACAGGTTTATGATTATAAAAGATGGCATTTGCTTGGAATTGCAGGATGGTATTCGGGTAATTACATTGATGGAAAATTAGGATGTAAAAAAGCTATAGAATGTTCAAATTTACAAATAGATATTGATAATTTGAAATTTTATGAAGAAAAAGAGATAAACGATAGAAAAGTTTTAAAAGATAAACTTAAAAGTAAAATAAAAAAAAGGTAATTTTTAATTGATAACAATCAATTAAAACTTTAAACACCACCTTTTTCTTTAAAATATTGATGAGAGTTGTAAAATGTTCCTAATTTAGTTGTTTTTAGTCCAGATAAAGTACCATGCCTTTTCATGGTATTATAAATATTAATTAAAATATGTAGTGCGATTTTTGGATTTGCCAAAATTTTATCCATCAAAATATCATTATCAATAGTTAATGGATCAACCGCATATTCCGGTATTTTATTACCTCCGCAATCATTGACCCAATATCTAATCATGGGAGAATTCGCAACTGTTGGATCAAATGGTTCAAGTTTTTCAATCGCATTATGCATATTAATTAAATACTTTCTAGCTGCTGTATTTGCAATCAATAATTCTCCAGCATTGTGGTTTTGAGAAACTAAACTTCTTTCTTGGTTTTGAGATTCTGACTCACAAAAATTGTCCCATCCAGAAGCACAATAATCAGACATAAAATTTTGACATTGACGACTGTTAGAACCATATAGATCTGGATTTCCACCATGTAAAAATCTTTGATCCAATGTATTACCAATACAATAAGTTAATGGATGATTTGATAGAGACATTTCAGTTAATCCAAAATCAGATACAGACTTGTATGAATTCTTCATTTTACTTAATATGCCGAAATATTTTATTTTGTGAGTTAAAAATAAATAAATTAAAAATTCGCAAAAATAAAAATGATTTTAAGGTTATGTTTCTAAATAAAAAGAAAACTCAAATGAACACACAAAATAAAATTCAACCTGTTATTCAACGTTTTAAGTTAAATTATACAACTCGTAAAGAATTAAAAAATCTTGTTCCAAATTTTGGATTTAATGGTTTAGGAGAACTAGTATTTAGGAGAACATACAGCAGAAATAATGAAGACTGGGCCGATGTAGTGATTCGGGTTATTGAAGGATGTATGTCTATCCGCAAAGAGCATTTTTATAGGTCATCTTTGCGATGGGATGATAATGAATTGCAAGTTTTTGCAAAAGAAATGGCACTTTCTTTGTTTAATATGGAATGGTTGCCTCCTGGACGAGGATTGTGGATGATGGGAACCGATTTTACATATGAACGTGGCTCGATGTCATTAAATAACTGCAGTGCGACTGATACAGCAGAAGATTTTGTATTGTCTGCAGAATGGACAATGGATGGTCTGATGAACGGTGTGGGTGTTGGATTCACAACAAATTGGCGTGGAGAAGCGACTATGCCTGATAAGAAAGATTCTGAAATTTTTGTGATTCCTGACTCTAGAGAAGGTTGGGTAGAAAGTCTTATCAAGTTGATGTGTTCCTATATTAATAGTCCTCGTTACGGTAAGAACAAGTTTCCTATTTTTGATTATTCACAAATTCGTGCACACGGAGAACCAATCAAAGGTTTCGGAGGTACAGCATCCGGATTTGATCCTCTTAAGCAAATGCATGATCGCATTGAAAGCTATTTGGATGCCTTTTGTATTGGAAGGTTGCAGTGTAGTTCCAAGACATGGAAAGAGTTCAAGTCTGAAGATTTGGAAAAAGCGACAAGTGAATGGCGAGAGGTTGACGTTGAAGTTGACAAGCCCTACTCTCATACGCGTCTCGTAGCAGACGTCTTTAACGCTATTGGCGCTTGTGTGGTTGCTGGTAACGTTAGACGGTGCCTTCCAGGTGATGCTCTTGTTCATACAAAAGGTGGGTTGATTCCTATTAAAGATGTAGAAATTGGTCAAGAAGCCTTGACTTTTAATGGGTATGAAAAAATTACGAATAAATTTGTACAAGGTGTTCAGAAGTTAGTAAAGATTATTACTCAAGATGGTGATTTTAGATGCACACCAAATCATCGTGTTGCAATTGCAACATCTTATTCTGATTATACTTGGAAAATGGCATCTGAACTTGTAAAAGGAGATCGTCTTATTGGAGCGAGAGATTTTATTGAAGGTCAAGAAACTTCTCTGCCAGAGTGGTCTTATGAAAAGCCATCATCTCATAGCACAACTTGTAAAGATATTATTATTCCTGAACTAGATGCGAATATGGCTTGGTTTGTAGGATTATTTCATGCAGATGGATATACATATCCAAATTATGATAAAAATGGGTTTAACGCATATGTTTCGTTGGTTTTCGGTCTTGACGAAATGGATATAGCTGAAAAGGCTAGAGAGCAACTTGAACGTTTTGGGGAAAATCTTCATGTTACTCTCAAGAAACGAAAAGATGAGAATAGTCTAATGGTTCATTGTCAATCAAAACAAGTTGCGTGGTATTTTGATAAGAACTTCAAGAAAGCTAATACTGAAATTAGAGTACCTGAATTTATCTTGAAAGCGCGTCATCATGTCAAGCTAGCATATGTAGCTGGTGTTACAGACGGGGATGGTTGCACTGGTAATAGACCAATTATTGTCGTTTCTACTGTTTATGAAAAATTTGCTCGTGATTTGCAAAATGTCCTTTATTCTTGTGGTATTGAAAGTAGGTTGAATATTTGTACTAAAAATTATCCGAGTAGGAATGATAACTGGCAAAAAGTTCATAATTTGAGTTTGATTACCAAGAGATCCCAAACAGAATTTTCAGAGATTCCAGAGCTTATTAAGGATCTTAGAGTGAATTCCAAATCGCAAAATGCAAATGGTTTCCCAAGTAGTTTTGAAACAAATTCAAAAGTTAAGACTCTATATGGGTTGTATTCAAATAAGAAATTTAATATTGATGCATATGCAAAACAGTATGGAGAATGTTCGTTTACCCCAATTGAAGTTGTTGAAGTTGTTGAAGACGTAGAAGAAGAGACATATGATATTGAAGTTGAAAATCGTCATGAATTCTTTTGCAATGGAATTATCTGTCACAATTCGGCAGAGATATCCTTGGGCTATGTAGACGATAAGGATTTTATGAATCTGAAGAATTATGAAATTAATCCAGAACGTTCTTCTATCGGTTGGTTGAGCAACAACTCTGTTGTGCTACGTGCAGATCGTGGTTATGAAGACTTTTCATATATTCCAGATATGGCTCGTCGCATTCTTGATAATGGTGAGCCTGGTATGATCAATTTGTACAATATTCAAAAGTATGGTCGGTCTGGCAAAGAACTTCCAGACGATGCGACAATGGTAAACCCATGTTTTAGCGGTGATACATTAATTGGAGTAGCCGATGGTAGAAACTGTGTTAGTATCAAACAACTTGCTGAAGAAGGTAAAGATGTTCCAGTATATTCAATTAACAAGGAAACAATGGAAGTGTCAATTAAATGGGGTAGGAATCCACGTGTTACTGGACATAATCAAAAATTGCTACGTATCCATTTTGGCAAACATCATAAAGGAGAATTTGTTGATGTCACACCAAATCACAAGTGTTTGACAAATGATGGACGAATTGTAGAGGCAAAAGATTTGAAAAAGAATGATTCGTTGCCAATGTTTAAAAAATGTAAAAATGGAAAAGAAGATTATGTCGTTGTGTATTCAAAAGGTAAAAAATTGGTTGAACACAGAATGATTAAGGAATTTTATGAAACAAAAAAGTTTTACAAAAATTTTAAAGAAGGTTATACTGGTTGTTGTAAAACTAACGGTGTTGTAGTTCATCACAAGGATGAAAATAAACAGAATAACAATCCTGATAATTTAGAAATTACAACTCCTAGTGAACATACATCTCATCATAATGAGAAATATAGAGGAGACGGTAATCCAATGTATGGAAGACAGCATTCTCAAGAATCAAAGGATTTGATTGGATCAAAAGCGGTTGAAAGATGTTCAAATCCAGAATATAGAAAAATGTTGAGTGATGCACAAACACCTGAAATGCGTGAAAAATCAGCAGCTCGTATGACACAACTAAAGCGTAAACTTGACATTGAATATTCTAATAATTTGGAAATTCTTGCGCAAGAATCAGGTTTGAAAACAGAAAGGTTTTCTGATACAGTTGTAAAAATAATTCGTAACTGCGAGAATTGTCAACAAGAATTTTATGTTTCTTGGAATCGAAGAGAACAAGCTTATTGTTCTTTATCGTGTGGTAATACTAAGAAAGAATCAATTGAAAGTAGAAAACTAGGTCAAAAGATAACATTTGAAGAGAAGGCTAGGCTAAATTTTCATGAACAAGCAATGATTTACAAAGATCTCTATGAGGAGAAGGAAAATGTATCAAAAATTGATTGGGAAACTGCTTGCAAAGCAAAACATATTTCTCACAGGTTTAACAGAAAAAGTGACAATTGTTATATTGCAAAAGGATGGCGAGAATTTAAGAAAATGGTAGATGATTATAATCATCAAATTTCTGAAATAGAAGAACTTGAAGGTGAACATACAGTATACAATATTACAGTTGACGATAATCACACTGTTGCTGTTGTATCAAAAGCTGATGATGCAAAAGCTCATTGGAGCGGTGTGCTTTTTCCCAACTGCGGTGAAATTCCCCTAGAGAACTTCGAATTGTGCAATTTATCAGAAGTATTTCCCCCTAGGTGTTCCGATCCACAAAAGTTTTACAAAGGACTCGAGTATGCCACGTTTTACGCATCAACAGTATCTCTGCTACCAACTCATCGTCCAGAAACGAATGCTGTAATTGCTAAAAATCGTCGTATCGGTGTTAGCATTTCTGGAATTGCTCAATGGGCTAGTAAGTCTGATTCGGAAGAGTGGGGTCAAATGAATTATACAAAGATGATTACATTTCTTCGCAAAGGCTATAAAGTTGTTCGTGAGACAAACACTCGTCTTGCTAAAGAAGCAGGTGTACCAGCGGCTGTTAGAGTAACAACTGTGAAACCGAGTGGAAGTATTTCTCTTCTTGCAGGAGCAACACCCGGGGTACACTACCCTGTAAGCCGATATGCTATTCGTCGTGTGAGAATCGGTATGACATCTCCACTGATTGAACCACTCATAGCAGCAGGTGTTCCTTACGAAAAAGATATTGTTTCCGAGAATACTTATGTTTTTGAGTTTGTTATTGATCACGGTGATGTACGACCATGCGAAGACGTTTCACCGTGGGAGCAGTTTTCTGTAGTACAAATGATGCAAAAACATTACGCAGATAACTGTGTTTCCGCCACTATATATTTTGACAAGGAGAAGGACGGGCCAGATGTGGAAAAAATGCTCGCAATGTTTATACCAAATCTGAAGTCAGTGTCGATGCTTCCACACAGCGGTCACGGATATCAACAGCCCCCTTATGAGCCTATAACTTTTGAAGAATATGAAAAACGCAAGAGTCAGTTCAAGCCTATTGATTACAAAAGTGTGAGTGGAAATGTACCAGAAGGATCAAAATATTGTTCGGGTGATACTTGCGAATAAAGAATATTAATTCTAACTTTTTAAATAAACGAAAAATTGTAAAATAAAAATATTTTACAATTCAAATACATAATTTATAATATAAAATATTATAAAAAAAAATGAGTTGTTTATTTAATAGTCTGAGCTATTTTATCAATGATGATAGTTTCAAAATAAGACAGACAATATGTGATTATTTAGAAGAAAACAAACCAATTATAGATGGATTGGATACAAAAGAGATATTAAATTATGAGAATGATAATTATATTCAACATATGAGAAATACATGTACTTGGGGCGGAGCTATTGAAATACAGTGTGCATGTAATATTTGGAATGTAAGAATAATTGTATTAAATAATAGAGATTGTAAAAATAGATCAATTGAATTTATTCAATTATCTGGACAATATGATAGAACTATATACTTAGAATGGACTGGTGGTCATTACGAACCTGTTAGAAATTAAAAAATGGTTGTCTAATATCTGACATATTTATACAGTTTTGAGGCAAGGTAGTATCCTCTAAGAAATTACCAGTTTTTTCTATAGGATCGTTTCCTATTGACTTAAGAAATCTTCTGTATCTGTCAGAGTGATAATCACCTGCATATATTATTATATTATTGGCAGTTGAAGGCTGATCAGTTGCTCCAGTGTATGCTTTTTCCATATCAGTCATATTAAAAACTTTAAATATACGCAATAAAGAATAATAGTCTACAAGAATAGCGTGAGGATATAAAAAATAATCAAGTGTTCTTTTAATAAAATAATATAACCTATCATCATCTACAATTCTCTTAATACGGTTAGAATATGGTTCATTAATTATTTCTCGAATTGTATGAACATATTCCTTCCATTTTTCTCTATCTTTCATTACAATTGTATCAATTTCAGTATTTATAAAGTCAATAATATACTGTTTCACATTAGGATTTATAAAAGGTCTTTTTTTTTCTTTCATTATAAATTTATTTAAAGTAATTTGGATTATCCAGTATTTTTTATATACCTCTTCATTTGTATTACTTAACTTATCAAAAATATACTTGATAGTAGAACTTTCTTCAATTAATGTTCTCATTTTAGAACCGGCAGTCCTTCTATCGGCTTGTTTTTCAACCCATACCTTTTTACTTTCAACTGTCAAGTTATTCCATAATAGTCTTAGCTCATCTGAAATTTGCTCTTCTGTCTTATCTTCTTTATTTATAAATTCGTAATTATAAAAGAAATGGTATAAATAACCAGGTTCCTCCTCTTGTTTAATTTTATCTATTTTTTCTAGTATATTATTATGCATAATATCATTATCTATAATAGATTTCATTTCTTCGCTATACCAAAATATATCATACACTTTTGGGTTTTCATATTCAAACCCGCTTTCATTCCTAATATCAATATAATGAATCCGTGCTAATTTACAATCTTCATCGTGACGAGTATTTTTTTGTAAACATTTTTTAAAATTTTTAAAAAGGTTTGCAATTCGACCGTTCATATCTGCATAAGGTATATAATCTTTTGGGTATTCTCCACTTTTATCATAAGTATGTAATTCAGCAAAAATGTCTATAAAAACATCAGTGTTTGTAATCAATTTGTACAAATATTCTTCAATGGGAGTTATAAGATCTTCTTTTTCAAGAAAATTATCAAATTTTTTACAGTCCATCATGTTAATATGTTGTTCACCAAATATATATATATTTTTCTGGTACTCTGGAAGATAATGAACTGTAAGAGTTTTAGGTCCTCCTATAAACTTAGCAGACGGTTTAATTTTACTTTCATCATAATGATTTTTTATTAACTTACGAAGTATTTCTCTGTCTTTACCTGATGGATTTGGATTTTGTTCACTACATTCGGCTTCTCTTTTAAGAGCTTGTTGTAAATGTGTATCTAAACCATCAAGAACGTTCGTATTATAAGTATTTAATAATGTTTTACATATATCTTCCATATTTATTATAATTTATTTATATAAATATTTTTATTTACTAGAATTCTACTTATATTAATATAA